TTCCCAAAGTAAAATGTAATAGTTTTGCTTTTTTATTTACATCAAATTCATCAGGTAATCAATTCCATTCCATAGGTAAAGAACCAATTTTTTCATCGTTCAACCAAGCAAATCTATGCAGATGTGCACCGGTTGATTGTTCAATGGTCTTTGCAGTCAAGCAGCGATTGTTGGGACTAGAGCAGTTCCACAATATCACACTGCTCCAATTTTTTCTAGGATAATTGTGATTGGGACTGCCCAGGTATTTCACTGAAGTTCTTGTGGTGTAGTTGTGTTTGACTACCATGACATCATATTTGTCATCACGTAGATTCCATAGTTGAGAAATATCATCACGTAAGATCATGTCGCCGTCGATAAATATTGCCCAACCTTGATAATTCATTAGTTCCGGAACAAGAAATCTGCTGTAGATAAAATGATTACTGCCGTCGGTGTGTGTTTCTTGATAGTGAGATAGTAAATTCAGTGCCAATGGTCTAATAGATATCAATTCTTTAGTTTGTCTAATGATACTATTGACACAGACATGAAAAGCCACAGCTTCACGAGGATCATACCCAATGAAAACCGGGATAGTCATTTTTCCAACCTTTCGATGTCTTCTTCAATGCAATTATATCCGTATTGAATCTCAATGAGATGTAGTGGAATATTTTGTTCATTGGCCAGCTGATGCCATTCATTGCGAGCAATCCAGGTATTTTCAAATATATCCAATCGATTTCTAATTTCCAAATCAGTGGATTTGTTTATGGTATAGACTGTGGCTTGACCTCGGCTCACGAACCAAAATTCTGCACGACTTTGATGTCGTTGCATACTGAGTGTTTGTCCTGGTTCAACTACTAATTCTTTGACTTTGACTGTTTTGTCGTTGGATTGTAGTATACGATAATATCCCCAGGGTCTTATTGTTTTGGGATATCGCCATTGTTCCAAAATAGTTGATGAAGAATTTTGTTTGTTATTACCACCAATACCAAATAAAAATTTCAAATTAGAAAATTTTGAATCGTTCAACAAAGACATCTCAGGAATATTGTTGTGATTTCTATCACCACCATTGACAAAATAAATTTGGTCATTGGGATGATGTTCGCAGACTTGTCGAATGGCATCATTGGCCGAATTATCAGCATCATCAAAATCCACAATGGCATCAACCATTCTAAGGTTTGACACTATTGTGGCTCTTTCTGAAAAGTTCAAGAAAGCCTGGCCTTTTTTTCTAATTAACCAATCGTCGCTGTTGATACCCACATACAGTCTATCACCAAGATTTTTAGCATGTTGTAGATACTGTAAATGTCCACTGTGTATGGGGTCAAAACCCCCGGTTGCTAAAATTATTTTCATAGAGATATTTATGAACTAGATTTGGAAATTTTAAATTTCAGCATCCTCCATTCCGGCACATCTAAGTCTAGTAATGTGCCCCAGCATGAAATTTTTACTTTCCAATGCTTTCATAACACCCAACCATTTATTTCTCAATAATCCAACTTCGTTGATGATGGTTTCGAAATCCACTACTTCATCTTCGCCGTCGACATATTTTTCAGCATCTCGACTGGTCAATGCTCTGGCATAAGTTTCCAAATATTTTTGAAAATGTCGTCGCCGAATTTTTCTCAATTGTATATTAAGAAAATTCAATACTGCTTCGATTTCTTGTAGTTGATTAAATCTCTGTTCGGTAATTCCGGGCAATGCACTGAGATTTTTTTCAATGATGCCCGAAATTCCGCATTCACGTTTGGCTAGATGTAGTTCATTCTCATAGTAATTTATAAAGTCAGGTATCAATGACAAATCATTGACAACTTTGTTATACCACATGATTATTCGTCATACTCATTGGGATCGTTGTCATAGTCGTCATAGTCGTCATAGTCGTCATCACTGTCGTCCTGATCAACATGATAAAGCAGTGCATTTTTAATTAGTTCATCGCCTCGAAAAGATTTCTTGATATCTTCGACACTTTCATCATGATCAATCAGTATTGAAACCAATAGTTCAGCAGCTTGCTCTTTGTCGACAGGACTTAGAAAAATTTTAAATTCAGACCATAGTTCGGCTGCAAAATTTGAATACATAATTTATTCTCCAATTGTTTTATCATTGGTATTTTGAAAATTTTCCATCAAACGATCTAGACAATTGTTGTGATTGGATTCCCATTCTTTTCTAAACAATTTGGTGATTTCACCGGCTTGATTAGTAAAAGTCAATTTATTTCCATCTTTGTTTAACAGACCCTTTTTTTCTGCTAGATCAACTAGTCCACTATGAGGATTCATACCTTGATCATAGGGGATCTTAATTTGCACACCCTCAAAAGGTTTGGCATATCTTGTTTTCATGACTTTACAAGCCGATCGAATACCAGTGACATCAGAAATTTTATTGCCATCCTCATCCTCTTTGAGTTTGAGTTTTTTCATAGCAACAACAATACTACTGGCATAGATAAAACCCTGACCACCGGAAATCTTGTCATCGGGATCAAACATGTCTTGGCTGGCATATGTATGATTTGTGCAAAGCATACCAACATTATAACTACCAAACATATTGACACAATTTCTTACCAATGCAGTCAATGCTTTGGGTTTACGACCCATATCACCTTTGAGATCACCAGCTTCAAATTGATTCAAATCAGTGGCTGTCAACAACATGCCCAAACTATCAATGACAAATAATACTTTGGGCCTTTCTTCTGCAGGCAATGATTTATAATCACTCATGAATGTGCTGATGGTTTTAGCCACATCATCGATCATGGCCATACTGAGTTTCAACAATTTACTTTCGTTGGTGTCGACTCCCAAGGCTTTAAGCCAATCTTCGTCAAGTGCATTCTCGGTGTCAATCAAAACAACAAAAATACCTTGTTGTTGTGCATTTTTAATAATATTACCAGAACAAATATAGGATTTACCTGCTCCTGATTCCCCAGCAAATACAGTTACTTTGCCCAATGGAATACCTTTTTGAAAATCGCCCGAAATCAAATAATTCAGTGCATAATTTCCAGTGCTGATCCAATCTGTGGGGTCATTGAATCCCACAGTCAGTCCCTCGATTGATTTGGTAATCTCTTTGCGAAAACGAGAGACATCGAACGGTTTTGGCATTTCTTGTCCTTATAAAACAATAATTATAAATCAAGGGCCCCGAGGCCCTTGATACCGGTCTAAATTAATTAACGGTTTTATTTTGTCTTGCACGAATCATAGCAAGAATATCTTCGGTTCGTTGACTTCCTGCTGCGGGCTTGGGTGGATCGGCTGCAAAAGGAACATCATCATCTGCATCAACTGCTGGTGCAGTGTCCACTATTGGTTTGGTAGTAGTGCGAGCAGTTGATGTTGATTGTGTCGAACGAGCAGGTGCTCGAGCAGTGGATACACTTTCTTCATCATCAAACACCGGACCTGCTGATCCGTTTTGAACCATTAGACCAGCCGGACGGAAATATTGACCCCAACGATCCATGTCATAGGGATGACCATCTACACTGGCTTCAAACATTTCTTTAATGGCTTGAACTTCAACTGCAGTGGGCTTTTTGGGCAGGAAACTACTGAGATCCCAAAGACCATAATTGTCAATGGCATCACGCTCGATTTGAGTCAATGGTGTCTCTTTCCTACTCCATTTACTGCCGTTGTAGTCAGCAAATCCACCTTTGCTGGTTTTCTGAATACGGAAATCCAAACCACGTTGATAATCAATTGGTAGTTCTTCTAGTTCCGGATCCATCAGTGCCGATTTGATAATTGTAAAGATTTGTGGACCGATAATAAAACGTCGAATTGGATTTTCTGGAGCGATCCTTTCTCCAGTCATGGGGTTTTCCCTGACAAATCCTTGAAATAGATAACTGCGTTTTTTCCAATATTTTCGACCCATATCGGACAAACTAGCGTCCTTGAACCAAGTTCTTACTTCGGTCAAAACAGGACACGACTCATTGAACATTTCCATACATGGCACTTGCACCATGACTTGTTTACTGTCAGTATCACCTTTGATACCATTAAACGGCAAGCGAATCATGGCTCGCTCGACCCAAAAGTAAATGTTTTTTTCGTTGCCGTCGGGCAAAAATCGAATAATTGCAGATTGCCCTTCTTCAATGTTCCAATGTGGATAAATTGCACTATCACCGAAACCTGGGCTATTGGTATTTTTTTGTTCAGCTGCCTGTAGTCTTTCGCGAATTTCTTTTAAAGATGCCATAGTTTTTCTCCTTTAAATATGCCTATCTTTTGCCTGTATATGCCTAATGCATACTGTGATACAGTATACATACTATTATTTAGTTAATCAAGAAGAAAAGTAGATTTTTTTATCTTTGTGTAAGATATTTTAATCTTTTCAAAATATCTTGTTTTTGATTTTCAGATTCGTCTTCGTCGTTGCCTAATAAATTACCGACATGTGCAGCAGCAATTCGAGGAGCTGCTGCCAATGCAGCTCTAGCAGCTAACGCGGCCCATGCAGGAACAGCTTCATCTACCTGTTGATTGTTGAAATCATAATTGATTCCTAATTCTGCCAATCTTGCCAACACTTCTGGACTATCCCATGCATTAGATTCTGGACCTTGCTGCTCGGCATAATTCTGAATTATTTCGGCCAATGTTTTGTCGTGCAGTAAATCGTAGAGTTGTTCGTTGGCATTAATGCCTTCGGGACCCACGGTCAATGGATTTTTAAATAATTCTTCAAGTTCTTGTTGTTGTCCTCGAGTAGCTAACTCACGTGGATCAACGACTCGGTCGGCCCAATTTTCGAATTCATCGGCTTCGCGGAGACCAGTTGTGATTTTAGATAAAATAGGTAGAGCATTGACAATTCTGGGATCAATGACTTGTTCTACAAATAAATTTTTAATATCTTCTACTACTATCTCGGCAATGTCAATGCGATCTGCAGACCAGTTTTCAAAATATTTTTGATATCCTCTAGGAGATATCAAACTTTTGAGATTTTTTCTAAGGTTTTGATAATGTGATTCTGCAGCAACAACCAAATTCTGTGCTTGGCCTTCAAATACACGAGTCTGGCTGGCTCGCCGAAATTGTGACAACAAATTTATTTGTTCTACTATTTCTTGTATGTGTTGACCTCGTAGATCCCAAGGACGACCACCTTGTCGAACATGTTCCAGCATGGCTCGCCCACCACTGAGTTTTCTAAACGGTAATTTGAATCTTTCTCCGTCGGCTGTTTCAATGAATAGACTTTCGATGTGTTGATGTCTAGACTCGTTTGTGTCCATGGGACGACTATGACGTATCATTAATCTGGCCGATTTGGGATCTCCACTGTAGCTGATTTTACGATTACCAGAAAAACTTTCTTCTAACAATCCTTTTTTTATAGCCGAGATTCCTTGTTTAGTGTATTTGAGTTTACTGGGATTAGACAGTTGAAAACTGCTGAAGTTATGTCGCACAGACATTTTTTTTAATTGTTCCAAAAATCCCGGAGAATTTGAATTACCAAACCAATCTTTTTTATCTTCGGGTTCCATGGATTTAGCAAATCTATCACCAAAAAATAATTGCAGATTACCATTATCTAAAACCAAGGTCACAGTTCCATAGTTTTTGCCCGAAGGACCAATATACTGAAAAATCATCAAATCAACTTGACCAAAGTCTATATTACCTTGTTCGTCCAATGGTGTTTGTCCAGTAGATGAATCCACTGATCTAACATCAAAATTTCTAGTGGTCAACATATCGTGCACAGCTCTTGGTAAAATGTCGTTGGTAATCATAGTAATATATTTATCTAATCATGGCAATAAACGGCATGGGTTCTAACACCACGTCATCGTGATCTCTGAGATGGCGATCAACATCGGAATAATAAGTTTGCAAAGTCTGTAACATTCTTACCACTAAAATAGTGGCCATTACCAAATCATCTCGTTCGCCAATTTTAGCTGCATAGCTCAAGCCCGATGATACAAAAGTTTTTAACTCACTGATCAAAGCTCGACTGTGTATCTTCATTTTACCGCTTTCGATGAGATTTTTTAATTTGCTACAAGCAGTTAATTTGGTTTTTGCTGTGGTATTATAGCCTTTTCTAAATCTTCTACCATTGGTCAGCACCGAGGTGTCGGACAAAAAATATCCCTTGATATTTTCTTCGCCTAATTCGTTGATACTGATCAGTGCAGCTTCGCCAATGGTATTATTTTCTATGGTATAATACACTTGATTTTCATCTTGTGTGACTTCGTAGATATGATTGACAATGTCTTTGAGAATTCGAACTTGTTCAGGAATGGTAGTGCGATTGTGGGTCCATTCACCTATTTGTTGTGTATTACCAGCCTCAAAAATTTGTATAGCAGCCGGATCTCCACCTGTGCCTAGACTGGGATCTAGACCTACTACATATATTTTATCTTTTTGTGGTCGGTTAAACCAACGGACTTGTCCTGTTTTATAGACATGTTCAGAGGGTTCTAGATCCAATAATTTAGCAGGTGCTATTAACGTTTCGGCATCGATGATGAATTCGCAATCCATCTCTCTCTTGAAACGATCAACCCCGAGTGCCTCACGTTGTTGATCTGCCCAGGCCTGATCTCGATCTGGGTGTTCCCACCAATAACTTCTAAATGCGCGAAAACCGTTGATACCCAACTCTGTAGTATTACCGTATTCATCAAGA